TAAATTAGCTTGTTGTCTAGCTATCGCACTAGCAGAATCCCCACCTCTACCGCTATCAATATTTACAGCAGCATTTTCTGCTATTTTAGCAGTATCAATAACTTCATCAGTTCCTAATGTTGTTATGTTATCTGGAGCAGTTGCTATATCTACATTTTTTTCTTGATCAACTCTTAAATTTTGACGACCTGATCCTGGGTTAGGTATTGTAGTTCTTGGTTTCTTTACTATTTCATCAAGCTTACGTGGATCTATTTTGAACTGTCGGTCAAACATTTCATCATTTAAGTAGCCCTCTGTTCCAAATTGCATCACTTTTGATTTATGAGCTGCTCTTTCTTCTGGACTCATATTTTTAATTCTTTCTCTTTCTTTTGAACCTGCATACATAAGATATGTTGGACCTGCTAGAAGAGCTGCAGAAGTCAAAGCAGGTAAACCTGCTAAGGCAGGTAATGCTCTTGAAGCCGCATAAGCTCCTCCCGTACCAAATGCCATTTGTCCAATTGGATCTTTTATGTTAAGAGCATCAGCAACTTTCATTCCTGCACCAAAACCAATTATATTAGGTATACCAAATATGTTTCTGCCAAAACTTTTTAAACCTGTTCCAGCTCTTTCCATCAACGTTGGTTGATTTCTTAATGCCAATCCAGTGTTATATGTACCTCCAACAGGCACTCCCATAGGACTTCCTTGGTATATTGCAGGCACAGGTGGTCTATTAGGCCCTATTATACTTCTACCTGTTCTTGCCTTGATAGGTTTAAGATGGCCTTTTCTCAAAGCCTCTCTTCTAAACATGGGTCTATTTAATACTTTGTTTAAAGACATTAGACCTCCTATTTTGGTATAAATGGATTTTCATTTAAACCTTGATAAGCAGCAAATGCACCAATACCAGTTCCTACTGCTTGAGCCAAGGGACTAGTTGATGGTTGAGTTCCCATTGTGACTGCTGATTGAGATTTAGGACCAGCAGCATAAAGGTTTGCAAGAAACTCTGCTCTTTGAAATGGTTCAAATTGTTGTTGTAATGTTGATTGTCTTTGAGCATCGAGTGCTGCTTGTGCTAATTGTCTTTGAACACCACCGGATGCCATCAATTGATTTATATCACCTTGAGCCATTTGTTGTTGGCCTAAACCTAACTGACCTAACTGTTGACCTGCTTGTAATCCCACTGCTTGTTGTTTTTGAGCTGCACCTAACGCAGTATTAAAACCTAGAGCTTGTGCTCTGCCCATAGCATCTAACGTTCTGTTTTGTAATTCTGCTTGTTGAACACCTTCTCTACCACCACCAAAAGCTCCTGAGCCAACTGCTTGTGCAGCTATTTGGTTTGACATAATTCCAGACTGTCTTGCAATTTCATCTGTCACATATTGTTGATACGGATTTAAAAATTGTGAAATTTGTGAAGCACCAACAGGGGCAGCTGCTCCTGTGACTTGATTAATACCTGCTTGAACTGTTGGAGCACCAACACCTGTTGTACCAGCTCGTTGCAATGCTTGTTGTTCTAATGCACCTAAACCAGCAACTTGAATATCAGGTAAATTTATTGGTTGTTGCGCTACTTGACGCGCAATATCCATCAATTCTATTTTTCTTTCTTCAATACCAGGAGCTTCTCTTACAAACTGTGTTTGCGATGATGGTGTTGCTGCTTGTTGTGATCTTCCGCTAAAAAAACTCATAATATTATCCTATCCATTTTTCTAATTGTACATGTTTCTTTTTCCAACCCCATTTTTTAGATACTCTTTCCCAACCGGGTCTTGCCATAATACTCAATCTTTTGCATTTATTTGTTATTGCAAAATCTGTGACCGTTTTAATTAAATTATCTTCCCATAACTCTCTTCTTTTTCCTGTACAAATAACAATTTCATATTGATTAAAATTAGGCATGACACCAATTCTTCCAATACAAATACCAAATACTTTATTCTCTTCTGATTCATCAGAACCAAACATAATCCAACTTTGCATCATATCTTTTTTTAATTCTTCTCTTACCCAAGCAGCATCAGCATATTTTCCTGAATAGTTTAAGGCTTCAGCAACCATAAACTCTGCTAGAGGCCAAAATCTTTCAATATCCTTTGGCTCTAAAGGTAAAATACTTACTAAAGGTTTAATTGATTTTTTGTTTGCTGTCGCCATTTCTATCCTTTAATAAATCAAATACTCTTTTGTATCTTCTTTGTTGTTCATAGAAATATTGGGCACCTTTTTCTCTCATATCTTTCATGCTATTTGGATTAGCTCCAGCTATGATTCCAGCACCTAATACTCCATCTGCTCTTGTTACAAACTCTCCGTCTGCTAATTGAGCTAACATTGTATCCTCGTCTTTATCACCTACTCCTGCCCCATCTTCAACATATCCTAATGCTCTAACATAATTGTTAGAATCGTTTTCATCGTGAGTCATTTTTGATGGAAGATAGTTTACACCACCTTCATTAAATTTTTTTATTTCTGCAAGTCCACCTGATCTTAATCTTTGTTGAACCATAGAATATGGACCTACTCTTTTATCATCTCTACCTTGTTCTTCAGGAGCATAAACTTGTTGATATTCTTTTTCTTGTCCCGTGGTTGGATCAATATAAGTAAATTTAGGCCTTTTATCTCTTAGAGTAAGATAACTCATGTTATATCCTGGCATAAAAATATCAGTTGGTTGTGGGTCAAAAGCACCGCTTAGATATGTACCTGCAGCTAATGCACTTGCAACTCTTGGAGCACTAAATTCTCCAGTTGGAGAACTGTCTTTTTTTAAGAAACGTAATATATTTTGTAAACCAAATTTAGATTGAGGATCAGCAGCGTTTGATGCTGCTACAGTGGCTAAATCCATACCACCTCCAGCTTGAGTAGCTCTTCCTAAAGTCTCTAATGATCTAATGTTAGCAAATGATGGGTTTACACCTGTACCTGGGAACATTGATCCTAGATTATAACCACCAAATGCTCCAGCCCCAGCACCTAATATTCTACCTATTCCAGAAGCTCCTGAATCTTTTGCAGATCTAAATCCTTGTATTGCGCCTAATGCTGCTAAAGCTTGAGGCAAAAATTGTATTGGCATTAATTCTCCTTTTAAGATCTTAAATGTAAAATAATACCATTTTACTTGGCTGATATCAACTCATCGTAGAACTTACCTTGATACTGGTGTTCTCCAACATGGACAATAGCATCATTGATATAAGCGTGACATTTACCACCCAAATCTCTCCATAGTTTACAAAAAGCAAAATCTTCACCATTATAAGTCTTTTCTTTCGGATCATGAAGAGTATCAAAAAAGTTCCACATATTAGGTTTATTAACGTATTTTCCATTTATGACTGTTTTTTGAACTATTTCTTTTTCTGGATACTTGTCTATCATTTTAAGAATAACCTCTCTCTTAATTAACATACATCCCGTTGGAGAATCTGTGACTTCCATTATACCTTTTTTTAATTCTATATTATTAGGATTAGGCACTTTCATTGGATAAGTATGTAAAGATCTTCTTATGTCATCAGGTGATTTTATTTTACCTTCTTGCATTTTTTTAAAAGCTTTTTCCCACATAAGAGTTTTAAGAGGATAGGGCACAGAAATTATATCTTTATCCGCTTTTAACATTGTAAATATAGATTTACCTTGAAAATAAATGTCAGAATCAATAAATAATAAATGAGTGGCTTTTGACTCTAGAAAACCAGCAACTGATAAATTTCTACCTTGTGTTACTAGAGATGATTTTACTAAATGAAAAGAAACTTTTAACCTTTTTTTAAAACATTCTTTTTGAAATTCTATGAGAGCTTGTGTGTAATGAATAGATACTTCACTATGTACAGGAGTAGCAACAAAAACTTCAAATTTTTTAAACTCATCATTATTTTGTTTCCATAGTGGTTCTTTAGCTTTTTCATAGTCTGACTGTGTTTCAATACTTACCTCTTGTAATGTTTGGTATGTATCCTCATTTATATATTTATCGTTTGACACTTAGGGCTCCTTTCAAAAAATTTTCCCACTCTATGGCTTTCTTATCCCAACTATAAAAATTTTTATAATATTTTTGTTGTTCGTTTAAATGGTTTTGTATTGTATTAGTGTGTAAATATTCTGAACATACATCAATAGCACCAGCAACACTACCTGCTAATAATTCTAAATTTTTACTATAATTTACATACACTGGCCATTCAGCACATGTTTCAGGTAAAGCTCCAAAGTTAGTAGTAATGACATGAAGACCCGCAGCCAGAGCTTCTAAAGCTGATACACAAAAGGTTTCTTCAAAAATAGATGGATAAACAAACAAATCATAATCAGTCATATGTTCTAAAATATATTCATTTGGTTTGTATCCTATATAATTAACATTAGGTAATTGTTTAGCTTGATTAAATAAATCATTAAAGTCTTTGTTTGCTTTGTTAGCAAACTCGCTGCCATACACTTCATTTGAACTATAAACATCTAACACAACTTTAGGATTTTTAATAAGTTGCATAGCTAACAACAATACGTTTAAGCCTCTCCAAGGTGTACAATGATGTATTATTTTTATTGTTTCACCTTGTTTGTATATTTTTCTTTGAGGAAAATGATTTGCACCATTTTTTATTACCATACATTTATCTTCAGGTATTTGAAAAAAATACCTAAACTTTTCATAGTTCCAATGTGAATTGAATACGTACCAATCATACTCATGATGCCTATCTTTATTTCTAAAAAATGCTTGTAGGTTTGGTTGATCCCAAGAATTTTTTTGCCAAAGAATATTTATCTTATTAGGGTCTAAAGGTACTTTACCTGGAATAGATGTGCATATTTGAAATTTGTTTAACAAGTCTTTAGAAACATATTTTTCTAAAAATTCATGTTGAATTTCTGTTGCCCCTCTAGCTTCCATGTATTATTTTTTTGTTTTAGCTCCTATAGCACCAGCTCTAGTAACTTTTATTTCAAGATCTTGTCTAAAATCATCACTAGTAGTGTCAGTGTTAGGATCAGCAACATCAGCATCAAAAGCTTCTTTGGATTCGTAAACTTTACCAGTTCTTTTATGTTTGATTATTTCTTTTGCTTCTACAGGTATTTTAGGTATGTCATTCATAATTATCTTCCTTGTCGATTATATTTCTTATACGATCTTTTTTCGGATTTTGAAAGACTTTTTTTATGTCTACCAGGCCGTTTTCGAGGCTTTGGTCTTGGTACAAAGTTTACAAATTTTTGTCTAGCCATTTTCTTGAGATCTATCTAACAATGCATAAGATATAATACCTTGTATTTCATCAGCGGTACCTGCAGTCATTTTTAAAATATCACTAGCTTCTAAAATTAATGTATGATTTATAATATCTTTAGTGGCTGACCCTGTAACAGATTCATTAAATATCCTAAATGTTGAAGAAGCTGATGTATCTGTGACTTGCACATTTAAATTTACAGCACCGGAAGAACCATTGTTAATTTGTATTTGTTTAATTAACACTGTTGCATCAGATGGCGCAGTAAACACACTTATTGTTCCTGTAGAGTTTAAATTTATTCCTTCATTCTTGTATCTAATTGTCATGATATAAACCAGGTAAATGTATCTTGTTCATTTTTTAATTCTTGTTGGTAAGACGTATTTAACTTATCTTGCATAGTTCGTAAAGACTGATTTATTTGTCTTTGATTTTCTTCAGTATATCTAGGAGTTGGTTCTGGTATAACTATATCTACTCTAGCCATGTAATGCTGCTCCTCTCTCGGCGGAGGTTCCTGTGCTTTGATTAGATGTCATTCCTCCATTACCTGTATTATATTGTCCAGCTTTGTAGGCTTCTTGAGCTGTGGGTTGCATAGCCATTATACCTACGGGATAAGTCGTTACATTACCTTGAGGATCGTTAAGTCTTAATCTTCTTGCTTCTTTTTGAGCTCTTCGATTTGCTAAATAATCTGAAATACCTAATGATCTTCCTGTTAATGCAGAAACTAAACCCAGAGGTGCAAAAATTGATGAACCTATACCAAGTATACTGGCTAGACCAGAAGCTTGAGCCATGTTTAAACCTACTTTCCCAGCTGCATAATCTAGGGCTTTATTTTTCGCAACATTTAACGCCATTCCTTTAAAATCAGGTCTCTCTTCTGTAATTAAAGGTTTAATCCCCATAGGTTGTATAGATTGATTCATTATATCTTCTTCCATTATCCCCTCATACCATCTAATTGAACATCTGCTCTAAAAGTTCCAAAGCGCCAATTTTCATCTGTGCTAGTATTTGCAATTTTTAAACTTGCAAATCTAGCTCTTGCCCGTGTGTCTACTTTCTTTGTTGATCCGGTGACCGTGAATGGTCCTAGTGGAGACGATGTTTCTGTATCAGCAGGAAAATCTCTCAACAAAATAGTAATTTGAGCATTACCTTGTATTGTTTTAAAATCGGGTACAAACCTTCTCATGCTCATAAAGAACTCAGCATTTGTGCCATCAGGATTTAAACTAAAATCCCCAGATTCAATAAAAGCTGGTATGGCAGTTTTATTACCAGAGGTGTCTACTTCATTAACACCTTTTTCATGTTCAAAATATTTAGTAGACCCATTAATATTTGTAATACCTTGAACAGTCGGAAACGTAGGTAAGCCTGTAGAATTAAATTCTGTTGCATATGGATTTTCGTAAAGATTAGCATCAACCCAAGTAGTTCTCGATAAAGAGCCAGTCACCCATGTTCCATCTTGGTAATTATAACAAACATATCTATCATTAAAATCAGATGTTGCTTGTGGATAGTACCAACAAATCTCTTCGTATAAATGATTAAGACCCGCATACACTGATTCCCCTGCAGAAAAATTTACTCCTAGATTATTACCATTTTTAGTTGTAAATACAAAATCTTCAACTGCACAAGGCAGTGATTTTACTGTGCCGTCATAAACAAAAAAACCGCCAGATTCTCCCATCCAATAAACAATACCATTAACATATTTCATAGCGTGTTGACCAATACATCCGCAATTAGAACCCACTTGTCTAATAGAAAAGGTAAAGGGTGGTCCAACAAATTGCATTACGTATGCAGCATTATCCGTAACAATAAATGTGTAATCTTTACCATGAACTGCACCTACTATTTTTGTGCCTGAGTCTAATCTAAAAGTTCCTGCTGTATTAACTGAAGTAGGTGTGTAATCAGTTATATCTTCTTGATCTGAAAATCTAATAAACATTTTGTCTTGTGTTCCAGGAGTTCCAATAGTAGTTTCAGTTCCAAACATAATTAAATGTCTATCCCTATCCGAAACTAATGACATAACAGATGCAGTTGGTGCATTTGAAATTATTGCTGCTCTGGTAGTTAAAGCATTAGGATTTGAATTAATAGGATTCCAAGAAAAAGATTGACCATTTTTTATAGTAGCAATTAACTGTTCACCAAAATTATCTAAAGACCAAGATGCAGGATCTATTGAAAGAGTTTGTGATAATGATTCAATACCCCATCCTGTAAATACTTCAACACCTGCACCGCTTGAGTGCGCAGATCTAGTTCCCGCTGCAGCTCTTGTAATACCAGTAAGATCGTTTGATGAGATTCCTGTATATGAAATAAATTCAGCTCCTACTTTG